CAATACCTGCTCCTAAACCTCCTGTAAAAAAGGAACTTAAACCAGTTGCTAGTTTACCTGCTTGTTGGGCAACTGCACCCATATCTGAACCAAAAAAAGTACCACTATTAAGTCCATCACGTATTTTAGCGAAAGCACCTAAAGCACCACCTATGTCTTCAGCACCATAATCTGCAGCCATATTGAATTTAAGTGTTTGTGGCATATAAATTGCTAAAGTATTTTTTACTACTCTTGCTGAACCTTTACCTGTTGGTATACCCATTATGCCTGATGTAGTACCTTCACTAAAAAATCTATTTGCACCATAAACAACTGTATTTAAATTGTCAGCACGTTTAGTTATTTGTGTATTGCCTAAACTTGATGAGTCACCAGTTTCACCAGTTCTTTCTATAATATCAAATAGGATATAATGTTCTTGGTCTTTTACATCCAAAGGATATACAAAAAATTTGTTACTATCTGATCTATGAGGTGATGAGTAATCAGCATTTGTAGGATTATAATCAATCACGCCTTTTTTACTGGCTATTGTGCTGAAATTAGGTATAGTTGGCCCTTGTAATACGTTTGATTTTTTAGTCAATCCGTTTATTATTGTAGATATTGCTTTAAAGGGTTGAAATGCCATATGTTTTTCTCTTTAATATTTATGAGTATTCTGCAAACTTTTTTACTTTCTCGTCTGAATTGGTAGATCCTATTGTTGTTGAACCATAGTCTGTTTTATTTTGTGTACTTGAATTATCATTTACTTGATTGTTGAAATTATTAACAATTGGTTGACCTGTATCATAGTCAATTAATGCTCTTTCCATACCTGTAGATGTAAGTTCATTTACTTTATCCATCTTATTACCTGTTGTGTTTGTAACTGAGCTTAAATCTGTTGTTGATGTATTGTAAGAGATACTTCCTTCGTTAGTAGTTCCACCTTTTGACAACACTTGTAAAACTCTTTCTACTTCATTATCTTTAATTTTACCTGACCACCAACTTGTTATTCTAGGTCCAACATCTGCTTCTTTTTTTGCTTTACTGTATTGTTCAAGTGTTACAGAATCGTCAATGTCACCTCTTTCAATTAATTTTTTTCGTTCACCTTTATCTATTGCTAACTGTGTTCCTTTGTCTTGGGCTTCATAGTCATCCATAGTTGCAGCTTCACCTGTAAGAGCATAATCACGTGATTGTTCTTTCATCTCTTTTAGTTCATCTTCACTTTGTGGTCTGTTTAAAAATGCTAAAAAGGCTGGTAAAGCAAATACGGATGTTAAGAGACCTGCAAATGAAGCGATTGCACCACCAAAGGTTGCAAGTGTTGTACCTATACCAGCAAGTTTTACACCTTTAATAAATTTTACAAACTTTTGAATACCTAATGTTGCTAATATACCTTCAGCAAGACCACCTTCACCATCAAGTAATCCGCCTTTATCTTTTTTCTTACCACCAAGTAACTCATTTGTCAATTCACTTTCTATTAATATTTTTTCTAATATATTGCTTGTGGTCTCAAATTGTGTATCAGACTCTCTTTCTTCTTCTACTCTTTGTTCTTTATTTGAAAACAAATCAGGTTTAGAATCTATACCCATTATACCAGCAGTAACTTGTTTGGCAGTTGTTTCTGTTTGTTGTAATTCACTAGGTGTTTCTAACGCACCCATATCACCTTCTTTTCTACCTAATCTTGCCTCTCGTTTTCTTAAACCTCTTTTTATTCTTAATGCTTCTGATTCACCTTCTTCTTCAGCACGTATTGCTCTTTCAATTCTTTTACCTATGATTGGTATTCTTGTAATACCTAATCTTGCAGCTAATTTTAATGGTTTTAATTCTTTCTTTAAATCTCTAAATGCAAATTTTAATCTTGTAGAAACGCCTAAAACTTCACCAAGTCTTTTATTTGTTTCACCTACAGTTGCTTTGATAAAAGCAATCTCTTGCTTGTTTAAAACACCTAAACCTTCAAACTCTTGTATTTTCTTTTCCGTAGAGTTTTGTAGTTGTAAAGCTTCATCATATTCCATACCTTTGATACTATCAAGGTCAGCAATAGTGTAGTTATCAACAAAGTTAATAACCTCTTGTCTTATATTTGCCTTGTCTAGTTTATCTTGGTTTTGATAACCTGCCTTTTTAGATACTGTATCAATATATTCTTGTAATGAATCTGATATAGCAAACTTCTCGTCATCCTCCATCTTTTTTTGACGTTCAAGGATGACTTTGAAGTTAGGTTTAGGTTTTTTAAACTTTACTTTTTCTTCAGCCATTGTCTATCTTTATTTTTCTATTTTACTAGGTTTACCATTTACATACAAACCAAACCAAGCTGCACCAGCACCAACGACTACAGATACAAAACCTGCTTGTGCGTTGTTTGGTTCAGCCAGTGCCATAAACCATTGCATTGTTTCATAAAATGCAACACCATATAATAGCATAAACACTCTCGGTATCATTCTCCAGTTTGATAAAAACTGTGGCACTTCATCTCTTAAAAATACCCACACATTTTTAATTATGTTTTTTCCTGTTTCTAACATTATGTTCTCCCTCTTTGTTTTTCTCTTATTTTCTCATTTTCTTCCTTTATATGTTGCATAAGCATTTCAACATATATTTCCCTCTCCCACGGTAACATTTCTTCTAATTCACTTAACGAATATTTATGGTATTGCATTAAAGCAAAATTCGTTCTATAATAACTTTCAAGCGACTCGTGTAAGAGGGTTACTGAAAAAAATCAGACGCCCCTTGTAATAATAATGTAAACTCTTTACCTGATTTAGGATTATTGTATTTGATCAAATGCGATACAATTGGTAAACTTTCAAAGTATTTTCTTATCATACCAAACTGTTTTGTTGTTAAGTGTTCAACAAACTCATCCAGTTCTTCTTTTGATAAGTCATTAGCTTCAAAAACTTCTTCACCATTGTAAATTTGAGCAATACAATCTCTCACTAAATTATATGACAAGTCTAATAAAGTTTTTTTATTAGATATGTGATTGATAGTAGGCACTTTCATAATCACTCCATAACCTGGTTCAAATTCAACTTTTGTTTCAAACTTTTTATTTAAATCAGGTTTTACGTCTTCTATCTTTAACTGATAGTCAACTGTAACTGTATCGTCATCTGGACACTTTAGTTTCATTTCTATTGTTTCACCAACAGACTTACCTCTTATATTCAACCAAAGATATTCAAAGTCATATACAGGTAACTTTGTTACATCTATTTGTGACAAAGTACAATTTTGAACAATCTTAATTAAAGCATTGTTCATCTCACCTTCATCTCTACTTTCAACAGCCATCAATAATATTTTTTCTTCTTTAATCAAAAACGGTCTATACTTAATATTGACATTGTTTGATAAAGTCAAATCATATTCAGGCACTCTCAAAAATGATAAACTCATTATTTACTCCTTTATTAATAAAATATATCTCGTATAATTTTAGGGTCTGGAAGACCTTTCGGGAATACACGACCACCCGTTACTCTGCCTATAGGCAAATTCTTTTTAATAGTTTCATATACTTGTCGACCAGCTCTACCTATTTCATTACCTAATCCAAATGGTAAATTATCTAATATACTACCTTGTATGGCTGACGTATTTGTTCTATATTCTAATCTGTTAAGTGTACTAAATTCTTCGGTACTACTTCTTGCTAAAAAGTTCCACGCTGTGGTAGCATAATTTCTATATGTAAATGTAACACTTGTTTTAACAATTTGATTTACTGCGTCATAACTTAATGGTGTAGCAGCAATTGTTTTAGGCCATACTTCATACATTTGTACTTGATATGATGAAAAACCTGATTGATCACCTAAACTTTTTCTGATTTCTTGTCTATCTCTTCCTGGGTCACCTGAAGGTTCAAAGTTTGCTAATGCAGCTGTAAATGTTTTTGTCAATGGTGTAATTGTAATCATACAAGGAGTAGCATAGTCATCATAGTATCCTACATTGTGACTAATAGGATCAACGATAGAATTTTGCCACGCCTCAAAAAATAATCGTTCTTCATAATTTACACTTGTATAAAATTCAAGTGTTACTTCGTCATACTGTACATTTTTAGCTATTGCTCTTTTAGGTCCATAGTAAGTTTCGTTTACATCATCTGTAATTGTTTTACCAGGTATAGATACATTTGAACAAAATAGATCCATTCTTAATTGTAAATTATTTTTTATAGAATCTGCTAGTTTAGCACTTTTTTGTAATCTAGCGGCTTGATCTAACGATTGATAATCATTGTAAATGCCAATGTTACCTAACACACTACCTTTAGGTCCATCTACCGTAACTAAAAACTGTGTCGGTCTAGCAAATCCACCAGATTGAGTTATACCTGATCGAAATACATTATAAACTGAATTGTAATTAGATGTAGCGTTATTTGCTGATATTCTGTTATTAGTTTCTCTTACGCTAAATTGTGCCTTTGATGGTGGTATACCTAAACGTATATCTAAATCACCTATTTTTTTACCTACACTAATTAATGACATTAAATAAATCTCCTACTGTCTGAATAAACTTGTGCTTCACTTGCCTTTTTAAATCTTTGTACAGGTAAGTATATAGCAACTGCAGCTTCATCTGCATTTATTCTTAAAAATCCTGTTTGTACATATGAATACAAATACTTTTTAATTGTTGGTTTTACAATCTTTATATTTTTTACATCATCATAAGTTACATCAAATTTTGTTTTACTATCAAACCGTTGATCTGTAGCAGTTGCCTGCATACGTTCTAATAGTCTAAATCTTAACAAAGGTGGTAGATAGTGAAAGTTCATACCCATAAATCCACCTGATATTGGTTCTAATGGCAAGACTAAAGGAAATATATCGTAGTACGGTAAAGTCTTTCTAAATTTAGGGTTATACCCAAATAAGTTCAATCGTCCTACACTAGGTCTACCGTTAAGTTTACCTTGTCTGAATAATTGACCTGCTGTAGTACCACTAGCAATCTTATTTACTTGTGTTCTATACCACGTAGCCGATTTATCTGTATCGCCTGCTTTTTGTTTGATTGTATCAAATACGCTTGCCATACTACTATTTATGACAATTTTAGAAGAATTTTACGTGCTTTTCAGTTATAATCTTAAATGTAATATTTCGTTTTTTGCACCAAGCAAATGCAGCATTCCATTTACATTTGTTTACTTCATATGTGTAAAGTGCTTTTTTATATGTACTTGTTGATCTAGAGCCTTCTTTTAATACAGGTTTTCTAGTTTGTGTGTGTGGTTTTATTTCTATTAGATATTTTTCAAAACTCTTATTTGGCAATTGTTTTACTATTATAAAATCTGGATAATATGTTTTTCTTTTGTCAAAAACTATGTAAGGTATTTTTATTTCTTCACTACCCCATTTTACTATTGTTTTTTCTTTATCACAATATTTCATAAAGGCTAATTCCCAACTGGATCTGAAAAATACATTGTTTACATCACCAATATATTTTTGCCTGTTTAAAGGTCTAAAACGACCTTTGTAAGCTTGTCTTCTTGGTTCTATTTTTGGAAATCTCTTAAACGTTTTTCTTTTCTCTAACATTTGTTCTTTTAAGTTTTTTTATCTGTTCAACTGTGATTAAACCATCACCTTCATTGTTGTGTCTAAAATATGGCATACCACCCAATAGTTTTATTTTTTCTTCAGTAGATATTATATCAGAATTATTATTTTTTGATTTATAATAATATAAATTATTATCAATTGACCCAAACCATTTCTTTTGAAAATTATAATAATCCTGATTTCTTTTTATAACTTGTTTTTCAATTGTATTATTTTCTAACACACCAGAATTTATAATAACATATATTTGTAGTTTATGTCTTTCATCTATAGGTAACTTTTTAACATATTGTCTATATTTTTCACCAATGTCAGATAAAGCTTTTGTTACTATAGAAGCTGATACATTTACATATTTTGTATATTTTGTATCTACATAACCTTGTGTTCTCATCCAACGAAGTCTATTTGCTTCTTTTGACCAATTTCTAGGAATAATATTATTTTTAGATTTTCTTTTAGATTTTAGTCTATCTATAAAAATGTTTTTAGCTCTTTCGTATTCTGATGGTTTAAAGTAATAA